AGCACGGTCACTAAGGCCCGTAAGGGGGGGCTGGCGCAACCAAATAGGGTTTCGCAACGTAGGAATACGTTCTGTAAACTTCAGCGACCAAGCGATATATTCTATCAGTGCGATGGAGAGTTCCGAGTGGGAATCGCTGCTAGAATACGTTCCCGCGCATGTAGCAATAGAGATCAACCTATCCTGCCCCAACGTATCATTAAGCATCATAGCTCCAGATATTCTCGCCCGATTCGTAAAGAAATTCCCTTTGCTGCAAGTGAAGATGAAGCCAGCATATAACGAACATTTGATTGATAGAATGATGGACGGGGGAGTGGAATGTATTCATATGAGCAATACCATTCCAACTCCCAAGGGAGGCATATCAGGAAAGCAGCTCAAAGAGATAAATATTCCCAATATAGAGAGGCTCGCGGGAACATTCTCAGGAAGAATCATCGCCGGCGGGGGAATATACACACACAAAGATGTAACAGATTACAGAAACGCTGGGGCGTCAGACTTCTCTATATCCACAGTGTATATAACTAAGCCATGGAATATACAGGAAATATATAAAAAATGCTATGATTAAGATCGTACTCATAGGAGTTGGAATATGCTTAACTGTATTGCCATGGGGATGGTATTTTTGGGGATAATTTTTATAGATAATGTTTAGATGGGTATTTTTTATAGTCGCTATCACAGCATTAGTTATGCTAACATCTGCTGTAGTAGAATTTCAATGGATAGGTTGGAGCTTATCAAGCCTCTCTTGCGTTGGATGGGCATACTTTGCGTATGAAGATAAGGATACACCAAGATTTTTAATGGAATTAACATATTTTAGCACTGCCTTGTGGGGGGTGTATAATTGGATAGGAATAGGCTGAATACTAAAGAACTTCAAAAAGAAATAATCCGTATGTTGAAAGAGAATGACGGAGAAATGAAGGAAGATGAGGTATGCGATATATTAGGAATCATTCCATATGATATTCCTTGGGGACACAACATAGGATGGGCTAGATGTTTACAGCCAAATCAAAAGTATCATCTCATATTATCAAGAGATTACAAGAGGAAAAGAAATGCTAGAAATAATTGAGGACGCATGTACGCCATTCTATCTTGATACTCTCAAGTATCATGCAATGCAGGCAGATACATGGCACATGAGGTATCCACAGGGTAGTGATGATAAACACCTAAAGATGGACATCATAGAGAATGAGGTGAAGCAACCTCTTCTCGCTGGCCTGGCGATGGGACTACTGATACAGTTGTATTCCAAGAGACAAGACCTATTTCTGCCTGATGTTTCCTATTGTGGTATCGGACTCAAGGATCGTCACAGATTGGACAATCCACATACTGATCACATCAGAGAGACAGATTATATCAAGATATTTGGCGTAATCAATAGTGATTGGGGCCCGCAAGATGGCGGTCTATTCTTGCATGGTGATGAAGCGATACCATGTATACCATGTTCATTTATAGTATTTGATCCACGTATCACTCACCATGCATCTGAAATAATATCAGATAAAAAGAGATTAGGTATTGACTTTACTGTGAAAATGGTGTAATATACTTATATGAACTTTTATACAAATGTACTCCAGTGGGGCAATCAACTCTTTGTTCGTGAAGTCAAGAATGGTAAGCGCATAAACTCCAAGGTGAGGTATGCGCCTACTCTATTTTCCCCTATTCAACGAGAAACAGGGTACAAGACTCTTGACGGCAGTCATGTATTACCCAAACCATTTGACAATATCAAGGAAGCAAAGAAATGGGTTGAGGCGCATAAAAATCAACCAGAATTAGTGTATGGTAATACACTATATCCCTACTGTTATATTGCAGATACCTATAAGGATACGGTCAATTGGGACATGGATAAAATCCTGATCGTCACCATTGATATTGAGGTGCAGTGTGAGAATGGATTTCCTTCACCTACTGAGGCTGAAGAGGAAATACTGTCGATCACGGTCAAGAATCATCAGAACAAGAAGATCGTAGTATGGGGTATTGGAGAGTTCACTACGAATCGTGATGATGTTACATATATTAAGTGCGAGAGTGAAACGCATCTGTTTAAAGAGTTCCTAGTATTCTGGGAGAAACATCAGCCTGATGTTATCACTGGCTGGAATTCAGAGTTCTTTGATATTCCTTATATCTGTAATCGTATCATTAAACTATTTGGCGAGGATGAACTTGAACGTCTTTCTCCTTGGGGCAGTGTGCAGTCCAGAGATGTATATAAGATGGGGCGCAATCACCAGACGTATAACATACGCGGCGTGGCTGCACTAGACTATTTTGATCTGTATCGCAAGTTTACCTATCAGGCGCAAGAGTCCTATCGACTAGATCATATTGCAAAGGTAGAACTTGGCGAGAGTAAGGCAGGCAATCCATTTGATACATTTCGTGAATGGTACACTAAGGATTACCAATCGTTTATTGAATACAATATCAATGACGTAGAACTGGTTGATCGATTAGAAGACAAGATGAAACTGATCGAGCTGTGTCTTACTATGGCCTATGATGGAAAGGTGAATTATGTTGACGTTCTTGGTTCGGTTCGTTACTGGGATGTAGTCATATATAACCACTTACGAGAGAAGAACATAGTTATTCCACAGAAGACTAGTAATGAAAAGGCAGAGCAGTATGAGGGCGCATATGTGAAAGACCCACAGGTTGGTATGCATAACTGGGTTATGTCTTTCGATCTAAACTCACTATATCCACACCTTATTATGCAGTATAATATATCACCAGAGACATTATTGCCCAGTAAAAAACAGGATGGGCTGGTTGATAAGATATTAGAAGGCAAGATTAAAAATGATACTGTTCATTGCATGACTCCCAATGGCGCATTCTTTCGCAAGGACAAGCGTGGGTTTCTGCCAGAATTAATGGAGACTATGTACAATGATCGCGTTAAATATAAAAAACTTATGTTACAGGCTGAACAAGAATATGAGAATACGAAGGACAAGTCTCTACTCAAGGATATCTCAAGATACAACAATATCCAGATGGCGAAGAAGATTTCTCTCAACTCGGCGTATGGTGCTATTGGGAATAATTGGTTCCGTTATTTCGATCTTCTGGTCGCTACAGCAATTACAACGAGCGGTCAGTTATCTATACGATGGATTGAGGAGAGTCTTAACATCTACCTTAATAAAATCTTGGAAACAAAGGATGTGGACTACGTTATTGCTTCCGATACAGACAGCGTATATATCACTTTTGACCGATTGGTTAACAAAGTGTTTAAAGATGGAGCAGAGACTAGTAAAATTGTCTCCTTCTTGGACACTATTGGCAAAGAGAAGTTGGAACCTTTTATTGATAAGAGTTATGAAGACCTTGCTAAGAAGATGAACGCATATGACCAGAAGATGGTTATGTCCCGTGAAGTTATCGCTGATAAGGGTATATGGACAGCTAAGAAGAGGTACATTCTTAATGTTCACGATAGTGAGGGCATAAGGTACAGTGAACCCAAATTGAAGATTATGGGTATCGAGGCGGTCAAATCCAGTACGCCTGCCCCATGTAGAGAGAAGATTAAAGAGGCCCTCAAGATCATCATGAACGGTGATGAGAAAATGCTAAATACCTTTATACAGGAGTTTAGAGATGAGTTTATGGAATTAGCTCCAGAGGAAATTGCATTTCCCCGCAGCTGCAATGGGATAAAGAAATTCACTGGAGAGTCAAGTTTATTTGCATCTGGCGCCCCTATGCATGTCAAGGGAAGCATACTTTATAATCATCTCATACGTAAGAACAAACTGTCTGGCAAGTATCCATATATTCAAGAGGGCGATAAAGTTAAATTTATAAATCTTAAGCAGCCAAACATATATCAGGCATCTGCATTTTCGTTCATCACAAAATTGCCAAGGGAACTTGACATTATGGACAAAATAGACTATGATACACAATTCACTAAGGCTTTCGTTGAACCGCTTCGGTTTATCGCGGAAAAGATGAATTGGTTGATTGACGATAGCTATGGGACACAAGGAACATTAGAGGACTTTTTTTAAATAATGACTAACATGATGAAACGCAATGATTTGGAGAGATTACAAGAAGAATATCCAGAGGTAAAACAAATGTCATTTAATAATGTTGGATTTGATTATCTTATGCCAAGTCGCTCTGGTATCCCAGCAAAAATAGAATACAAGTGTAGAAGTTTAGGTGTGAAATATGATATCACATTCGCACAGATAGATATTCCAGATATCTATACCCTACGAATAAAGGGTGAAGATGGACATTATCATATGTTAGCATCAACATATCATAGTCTTGCAAAAACTCATTCTGCAATAGCAAGTGGGTGGCCGGGTAAGGCACTTGAACTTACTCAAAAAAAGTTTATTGAAAATTCAACTACAGATTTGAGAGTTCTTGTTGAGCAAGTTGAAAATAAAGATGGAAATTTAATGGACTTTATTTAATGAGATATAAACGATATACACTAGATAACCTAAAGGAATCCTCTGATCGCAAGAGATTCACCTATATCTCATTTTTTGCTGGAGGTGGGGGCTCTTCATGTGGGTATAAACTCGCAGGGGGTGACGCTCGATTCGTGAATGAATTTCAGCAAGTCGCAGTAGATACCTATCTCGCAAATTGGCCAGACACGCCACACATATGCGGTGATATCAAGAATGTAACTGGGCAACAGATTATGGAAATGACAGGGCTCAAGGTAGGAGAACTGGATATACTGGATGGAAGTCCT